AGAACCAAGCTCAAGGAGGGACTTCCATTGATTGCATGCAGAGAAGGTTCTGTGCGGATTCACGTTACACTGAGGCCGTTCGCGGAAGTTGTGCGTCAGGCTAGAGGTTTTCGTGATACATGTAATGATGTTCCGATAAGCAAGACAATAGAAATGTATGATGTATCAAAGCAGTATGGTCATGCTTACTCGATTACTACATCTGCATCTGAGCCTCCACTTGAGAATGTTCGTCTTGTAACATGGGGGGCTCTACTGGATGGAACTCTAAGAAATTCAATGTTACGACAGCCGTTTGAAGTGATGCACAGGGATGTGCAGACCTTTTATTTCGCTGAGCCGCTGAAGTATGCTGCTTCCACAACAAACCCTGGTTCTGTGATTCGTGTTCAGCTACCGTTGGAGGCGAATCATCCGTTAGAGGAAATACTTTGGTTTGTTCGTAGGACGGATGTTTCTCTTAATAATGAATGGACGAACTATTCGAGTGTTCTTGAGAAGGAGTATGATCCGGTTTATAATCCGAGAGGTCCTTTGTTAGTGTCTGCTAAGGTGCAGGTGAATGGAATTGATTTGGTGGAGGCGGAGGAGTCTTATTTCCGTAATTTGATTGGAAAGTATCACAAGGGTGGTGTTGTGCCCTATAGTTCATTCATTTATGGATATCCGTTTGCGAGACATCCTGGTCAGCACCAACCTTCTGGCACGATTAATGCAAGCAGACTTCAGAGTCTACGATTAACTCTTGATGTGAATTGTCCAGGGACGTGGGAGGTGAAGGTGTTTTGTATTGGTCTGAATTGGTTACGCTTCGAGAATGGTATTGCGAACCATATGTTCACCGATTAAAAATCGGTATACATACCCAAGGTGTGTTCCAGGATTAAAAGGACTAAAGGAAACCCCCACCGAGAAATAGATGGTGGTCGCACTACTCCGAGTGATCCACACAGGTCTTCAAGATGAACGACTCTTGCCGACAAAAGGTAATCCAGCGACAACCTTTTTTCAGAAAGTTTTCCTTAAAGCGGGACGGTTCACGACACAATGGGTTCGTCTTGACTTTGATACGAGACCCGCTTTCAATACAGCCGCAACTCTGACACTTCCCCGCATTGGAAATCTCATTACGCGTCTTTATCTTGTCACTACCATGCCTGATATTCGAACACCCCAGCTCAAGGCTCAACAGGATCCGAAGTTCAAAGGACCTGTGTTTGGCTGGACAAATAGTCTTGGACATGCTTTATTGAAACAGGCCACAATTGATATTGCTGGAGCTCGTGTTGAACAGCTGAATGGTCGTCTTTTGGAGATTCTTGATGAGTTTCAGACACCTCTCGAGAAGGTTACGAGTATAAATAAGCTTCTGCCGCGTGCTGACAGTGGCTTTACTGAAAAAACCTTTGGATGGTCAACAACACCTACAGTCGCTGTAACACCTCTACCCTTCTGGTTTTGCAAGGGAGATCCTGGTGCGGCCTTTCCGATCGACGCGGTCAATGCGGACCAGGTGCGTCTTACGATAGGATTTGCATCTGTTGAAAGCCTCTATGTATCCTCGTCGCTCGTGGATACTTCTGGTAATGTCTTAAATCTAACAAAAGAGACAACAAAAACAACAACATCCGTCATTGAATCAGGATTCTGTGCAACAGGTGCAAATACGACGTATCCTCCTTTACAGGGATCCACATTTACGAGAACAGATGGAACAACAATTCCTGATGCCACCATTCCTAAGACACTTCTATTGGGCGACACATATGTGATGGCCGAGTATGTGTATCTAGACAAGCCTGAAGCAAACAAATTCCGTATTGCTGATTTCCAGTATCCGATTGTCCAGCATTATATTTTTGATGCTGTCGATACAAATGGACAGCCGAGAATAACAATACCGTTACGAATTCCGAATCCGTGCAGAGACTTGTATTTCTTTGCTCAGAGATACGAGGCAGGGGCCTACAATGCACCTTTTCTGGCAACACGTGATCTGAATGATCCAGGAAAGTTTAGTGTCTGGTGGCCGAATGCCAGAGGCCTCAACACACAATCGTATCAGGATCTTGTGCCTGCGTTTTCGGAGCGTGACTCGGAACCTTTTGCATCTATGAGTTTGATCTATGAAGGAAAACTGACACGATATTCGAGTGCATCGCCTTCTATGTTCAGATCACTTCTACCTTCGTATGAGCAGCGAAAGAGTCCGTGGGTAAATCGGTATATGTATAATATGACGTTTGGCTTTCAGAATGGCTTCTATCCGCCGTCAGTTGTGACAGGTGAGGGCAATCTGGATAAAATAGAAAAAATAGATTTACAGTTGCAAATGCAACCGTTTAAGGGTTCACAGAATCCTACAAATGTTCCGCGACTACTAATCTATGTGTTCGCGGAGACATATAATATCTTGAGGGTCTATGGTGGTCGTGCGGGTCTATTGTTTGGGTATTAAAACCTGTGGTTAATTCAAATTACAACTTTAATAATATCTGCTTCAAAGTATTGAATACAATCATCACATGTTCTATGATAGTGTTCTCCAAACTTTAATACAGATGTATTGTTTTTTGACCCACATTTTTGACAAGCAGGACGCGGATCATTTTTGTATGCCTCTCGCATCTTACTAATACAGTTAGCACACTGTGCCAGTGGTCCTTGACAGGAACATTTATTTCTTTCTTCTTCCTCCTCCTTTTTCTTCTGAAGTTCCTTCTCTCGCATTATTCTATGATTTTCATATTCTAGTTTCTGTTTTTCATAACATTCCTTACATATTAGGCGTTTACGCCAGTAATCTGTGTGTGCCATATCAATCGGCTGACCATTATCAGTTACGTAGTTTGTAAATCTATCTGATTTAGTTTGACACTTGTTACAGACTACATTATCGCCGCCAGCTCTTAGCCAGTAAAGAATACTGCGAGCCGATAAAATAGCATCCCCTCTTATACTATGCCAAACTTCTTGTATCCTGGGATGATCTATTTTTTCAAGTTCTCGCATAATCATATTCCATTCATCTACGTTTCCACCATTTCCTGAGTGATTTGGCCCATGAATTTGCATAGCCTCCAGAAAGTTGTATGGATTATTTACTAAAACAGGAACTGGAGGTGGTGATACGTAGGGTGGAGGAAGAGAAGGAGTTGGTGCAATCCTACCAAAGTTAGCGTTTGGATCCATCTTTTTAAGCACACAATAAGCATATATTTTGTTTCAATTTTTTCACTAAAATTGAAATGCAATTACGTGTGCATGAACGCATACACCATGGAGACCTTCCGTGTTCGCCAACTTCTGTCCGCGATGGATTCGACGACGAAGGCCTCCCTCAAGAAGCTACTTCCCAAGAAGCTCGTAGTGCCAGACGTTACGACAGGAAAGTATCCTTCTGCAATTCTATCTGTGTTTCCCAAGGAGGAGTCTTACTCCTTGTTAGGATGCGTGGCTGAGGAACTTCTACGTCTTCCGTCATCGGAGATTACAGTGGCGACTCTCCATACAGCCATCGAGAAGTTCTACCCAGACTACACGGCGACCCATAAGGCAAAGGTTGTAAAGTCAAAGACAACACAGCCTTTCCTTGACCATCTTGTAGCAACCCGCACAAAGCTTGACGCAGTCGTAAAGGGCAATCTTGTCTTTGATACGACAGTTCGTTACGAACGCGTCGAGGGTCATCCTGACGCACAGACAGAGACGCAGCTGTTTGAAGTCAAGCTGACAGGCATGCTAAAGAAGAATTGGGTAGATTTCCTATTTCAGGTCTTTGCCTACGCGGCCCTCCATGAACCCGCAACAGATATCTATCTTGTTCTTCCTCTGCAAGATACAGTGTGGCACCAGCCTGTTAGTAAGTGGCCTAATCGTAAGGCGTATCGTGATCTCTTGAATAGCCTTAGTAAGGCTTACCAAGAGCCATCTGCAGTCCTATCACCGATTATGGGCATGCTTCTACAGGAAACCCACAACATTGGGTGTCATGTTCAGAAGCTCAAGACAGTGGCATTGACTCTTTCAGCCCTGTCACATGAGACTCACAAGCCCTTCCAGATGTTTCTAACGGGCCCTCAGAACACCAAGCTTGTTATGAAGGATGAGGATCTTGCCGCTGCTTCGGCGGAGCAGCAGTTGACTTCTATCCGAATGTATGTCCATAGTCCGTATATCATCAATCTATGTCACGAACCTGGAACGAAGGAGGATTATGGCGTTGTCTGTCTCCAGAAGAATCTCCAGTATGCAAATGCGATGGGTCTGAAGGGTGTTGTTGTTCATGTGGGCAAGTCCACTGATCTTCCTCTCAGCACTGCTCTTGAACATATGCGTAAGAATATTCTGACAGCGATGGAGACGGCAACAGATACGTGTCCGATTCTTCTAGAAACTCCTGCTGGACAGGGATCAGAAACTCTAACAACTTACGACGACTTTGTATCCTTCGTAAAGTCATTTGACTCGCCTAAACTCCGTATCTGTGTTGACACGTGCCATGTCTTTGCAACTGGCCAGAATCCGTTTGAGTATATTCAGAAAATGATGACGCTTGATAAGACTCTTCTCAAGCTTGTTCATTTCAATGATTCGTCGACTCCGTGCGGCTCATGTCTCGACCGCCATGCGTTTATTGGCACAGGTAAGATTGGTTATGCTGCTCTGAAGGAGATTGCTGATTATTGCATGGACCGAGGCATTCCGATGCTTGTGGAGTGAATCAAAACTTAACGACGCATATTACGACGATTCTTGCGATTCCGTCTGGTCGAAGCACGGCGATTCCGTCTGGTCGAAGCACGACGGCCGCGGGCACCACGAGAACGTGTGTAGTAAGGATTTGTGCTTGTAGGATTGCCGTATGAAGGAACAGCAGGTGCAGCAGGAAGAGGCTGTGCAAAATATGCAGGTCCAGGCATTGCCGAGGGAGGTTGTCCATAGGCCCGCATGGTTGCATTCCACTGAGCCTGAGGAGTTCCTTGCCATTGAGATCTCATATATCCAGCCATTTGTATATTTAGTATGAAGAAATTAGTGAACTTAAACAAAAGAAAATAGTTCTGACAGATGAACCAGATTATAATCGATTCAACGCAGGCCAAGTCAGATTTGTGTCTTCTCTGTGCAGGATCAGGCACGGACAAGAGCCCTTTTACTGTGAATGGTCACAGACATCCTTACACGTTGCCTTACTCGCTTCTCCTCGAGCCCCTGAGACACAAGCCTATCAAGTTTGCGGAGATTGGAGTCTTTCGTGGAGCATCTCTTGTTGCGTGGAGAAAGTATTTTACGCAGGCTCGTATCTATGGCTATGACAATGATAGGCCCAACCTCGAGTATATCTTTTCACTTGGGTTGCCCAACACATTCCTGGCCCA